GCCCCGATGCTGGCCAGGATGGCATTCCTTCAAAGCGAATACGGGTTGACAATAGATGCTTCCACCCAAGCTTTGATCGATAAAGCCAAGGCGGAAAATATAAATCTTGAAAATTATAAATCGCAAGAAGAAATTTTCGGGGAAATGTCGGCATCCTTGAAAGATTTGGTGAATATATTTAAGAATGCTTTCCCACAAGCCATTTCCAAAACCACCGATGCTTTCAAGGATCTGAATGATGAAGCCGAAGAATTCAATCAATATGATGAAACCATCAAGCCGCCGAAAAAGCGGCCCCCGGGCAAATCGGCCGCCATCGGATATTATTCCCCATCTTTGGCGGCTGATACAATTATTCAAGCCCATGAAGGCGAAGAAGTGATCATCAATAAAAAAGGATCCCCGGCCGTTCATGGATCCAGGGGATTGCCTGGGGGCGGGATGCCGATCAATATTTATGGAACCTGGAATATAAATGTTTCACCCAAAAGCGGGATTGACAGCCAAGACTTGGTGGATGGGCTGGCCATTGTGGTTAAAGATAATTTACGGGGGATCACCGATGAAATTTATACGGCGATGGCCCGAAGGATGAATTAAAATGGCGAATGGATCATTTCTGATTGGGAATATCGCAAATTTGGCGGCCCCGGTTTGTGCGAATGAAGATACCGATTATCCGGCCGAAAATCTGATCGATGGGATCCCCGGGCTTGTATATCGATCCACCGGGAAAACAGCCTTGCCAAGATGGGATTTCGGATCCGCCCAAACCATCGATGCGGTGGCCCTGATCAATCACAATATTCCAGATGATGCCGCCATCAAGATCCAATTTTCATCGAATGCCTGGACGGCCGTGGCCGAAGAAATTGATTTAACTTGGGCGGCGGGCAATATTTATCAAATTCTTCCGGCATCAAAAAATTATCGATACATGGGATTTTCGGTGGTGCTGGATTCCGGGGATTATGTGGAAATTGGTGAATCATTTTTGGGGATAAATTGCCCATTGACAAAAAATTTCAATGATAGTTATTTCGATATTTTCAAAGTGATGAAAACTGTGGATGAAATCGATGGCCAATTTTTCCAAAACATCCGGGGGCGGGCCAGGGGTTTTCGCCTTCCATTTTCCCTTTTGACCGCCGCTGAAAGGGCCATCCTGGAAGATCTTCTTGAAGAAGAATATTCTATATTTATTCCAGATTCATCAGCGGCCGCCTGTTACCATGGAGCAATCACCCAAAGCAAACTTGAATCGGCCCTTCGCCGTGGTTATTCCGCCGGGGTGATTGAATTTTGGATGAATCCCAATGGCGGGGCATAATGGCGGAAAGGGTTGAAATCACTTGGCCTTCTTCGGGGGTGGAATGCTATTCCAAAACCATCGAAGAAATCAGCGGCGGCCAATCGAAGCCATATTTGAAATCGGTTTCAAATATTTCCAGGGCCATCAATGAATCGAAGAATTTTGAAAATTCATCAATCGAAATAGTGCTTTCGAATTTGAATGATTATTTTTCTTTGAAAATGAGTGGGGCCGATCAGTATATCAAAGATGCCGTGGCCGAATATTATATCGATGATATCCTATTTTTTAAAGGGCAAATATCCAGGCTTCCGAAATGCAATCTGGAAGAATTCCGAATTGTGGTTGACACCAATTCCGCCGAATTGGATCTTTCCATGAATCAAATGATCAAGAAGGAAGATTTCCCAAATGTCCCGGCCGAAAATGAAGGGAAATATGGGAATCTGATTTACGGGACAGCGGATGATACTGATGGGGCTGGGGAAGGAATGCTGGCCGCTTATAGAATCGATGATGGGAAATATCTTGCTTGTTGGCATGAGGTTTTATCATTCATTTCTGTTTTCGATGCCAATGGATCAGATATATCTTCCCTTTGCACATTTGACACCGGAAGAAGGTTGACCGATGGCGGATTGGAAGATTGGGCAAGTGCCACAAATTTGACAAGCTGGACGGAATCTGTTTCTGGATCTTCTACTGTGAATCAAGAATCTTCGGAAGTCTATGATGGGGATTATTCATGCAGATTTGATGTGGATGGAAGCGAAAATAATGCCCAAATCACCCAAAACCTTTCATTGATTGCTTCGGCCCCTTATAAGATTTCCTTTTGGCATAAAACACCAATCGGGGCATCCGTTCATATTCGCTTGAGAAATAGCTTGAGCAATGTTTTTTTGACCGCCGATGGTTCATGGGCCGCATCGGCCGGATTTATTGAAATCGAAGGGACGGGGGAATGGACGAAATATGAAATAGATTTCTTGGCTCACGCATCATATACCGCATATCTTTTTTTGATTGGCCGGGGGGCCACCGGGACAGCAAGCAAATCAATTTATGTGGATAAAGCTGAAATCATGGGGCGGGCCTATATCTTTTTCCCGGATTCAAGCAATGATCTGGAAGTATATTTCAATGCTTATGGAAGATCGAATAATGGAGTCATCATCGACAATCCGGCCACCATTTTAAATAGAATAAATGAAGATTGGGGATCCTTTGTGATCGATGGGATTTCAGATGCCGAAGAAATCTATACCGCCCGGGCTTATGCCGATTCGGCCATCATCATCAATTCGGATTTGCGATGGGGGGAATTTTTCAAGAATCTTTCGGTGAATTTCGATTGCTTGATTTTTAAGCAAGCCAATGGGAATGTAAAAATAAAGGTTCTGGAATGGGGGACACAAGAATCTTCATTCAAGCTTCCGAAGCAATTCATTTCGGATTATATGTATTATCAAAACATCGAAGAAATTACTGATGAATATAAAAGAATGTATTGGTTTCATTTCAGAAAAAACTATTTCCACCGCCTTCCGGCCGATGTGGAAGATGAATCATTATGGGCGGCCAAGCCGGATAATATTGATCTTCGATATGTGAAGGGCGATGAAACAAGCCGGGATATTACTGCCGGGGTTTTATTTTTCAAAAAGAATAAATTGGTTTGGCATCAAGCCAAAGGGAATCTTGGGAAGATGATCGGCCTGGATCTTGGGGATGTGATTTCGATTCAATATGGCCGGGGCTTATATCCTGATGAATATCGCATGGTTCAAATTTATCGGATCGGGGTGAATGGGGCCGCCCGCTGGATGGAAATCGAAGGGCTTGACATATCGGAAATAAATAATGGATTGATCACCCTTTTGGATTCGGAAGATTCCGATGTGCATCTTTTAATGGATGAAGGGGATTCGGATGTGGGAATTTTATTATAAGGGGGGCGAACATGGCTTTTTTTGCAAGGGGTGATAAATTTACTGTGGCTGTGGCCAATCTGATGAAAAAGCTTGGATATGGCGATTCGGCCGCCATGGAAGAAGAAGAAGTCCGGGTGAAGCTTGAAGATGGCGATTATGTTTTGAAGATCAAAATCGGGGAAGAAGAAAAATATATCGAAAGATCCAGAAGCCAAGAAAGGGTTTATCATGGGGTGGATCAAATAGATTCGAATTCCGATATAATATTTTTCTTCAATGCCTTCGATGGGGCCACCACCATAAAATTAAAATTGCTTGGATTGACATTCCCCGAATTCCATTATACCGAATTGCCTTCCCATAATCACGGGGGGGCCACCTTCGCCGCCCCGGATCATGTTCACACCCAATCATCCCATCGGCATTATTTTTCCGATTCGGTAAATACTGGAAATGCTGGGGCGCATAATCACATTTTCACCGGATCGGTTGGCACGACAAATAACGCCTATACTGTTTCCGATGTTACCGCCCATAATCACCAATTCACCCCGGCCGGGACAATCCCGGCGGCGGCGAATCATGCCCATACTGTGGCGGTGGAAGGATATACCGATTATGCCACCCCGGCCATTGCCGCCTGTGCGGATGCTGATGCCATTCCTTCAACTGGAATTTCCGGGGCTGGGGTGAATGATACCAAAAAAACGATTGTCGATGATGCCATAAAAATCTATATTGCCGCTTCCCCGGCTTCCTGGGGGACGGCCAAAACAAAAGCCACAAGCGGATTTTCATCATTGGCAAACATCAATACAGCCACCGGAACGGATGAAATAGAAATTATTTCTTTTTGCACCACCGGGGCATTTAATTACATCAAGATAAATGAACCCACGGCGAAGAAGGGCGGGAAAATCGCTTGGCATATTTCGGTCAATTAATGGGGGCAATATGAAAGATAAAAAATTTATTGGATCCGATCTTTTGGAAGCTTTTTCGAATGGCCCCAGGGGTTTCATATCTGGAAAGATAGGATCATTCAAATTGAATAGGCCCGCCCTGGAAGATTATGTTGACAAGGTGGCCCATAAAGCCGGGATCAATTCCATCGCTTTTTTAAGTCAAAGCCCATGGGAATCATTGAAGCCGGAAACCTTGCTTTGCCCTTTTGTTTTCAATGGTGGATTATATGATCTATCAAAGATCAATCCCGAATGGGAAGCCATCATGGAAGAATTTATGATGGTGGCCCTGGCCATTGAACCAAATAATTTATATCTTCGGGGCCACCTTTTTGACAATTGCCAATATCATCACTACGCCCCGAATCCTTATAAATGGGAAGTAAAGCCAAAGCAATTCAAGATAATGAACATCCAGGGGGATCGATATTATTTTGATGTGGATTGGGATATCACCTTGAAATATATTGATGCAGTAATGAAAATATTTTCCAAGGTGGGGGAAAAATATCCTGGGAAGATGCAGATCAAAATTGGCAATGAATTGACCGCCAGGAATCAGGATCCGATTTCATATAAAATCCCATCCGGGAAATATGCCGGGAAAACCATCCCCATCCTTCCTGATGCCTTATATGTTTTTCGCATCGCCGAATATTTGGTGAAGCATTGGGGGATCAAGAAAAGCGATATGGGATGGGGGGCCACCCATGGCTTGAATAATATCAAATCGAATGGCCGGAAATGGGAAATAATTGAAGCCAATAAATCTTTGCAAACACATATCAATCGCATCGCTGAAAGGATTGATCCGGCATGGAATGATGTTCACCGGGAAATCCATGGCCTGGGCGGCTGGGATGGATCCCAAATAAGCCAAGATGGCCGAATATTCATGGGATGGTTTTCGGATATGAACAGCGGCGAAGGCGATGGATCCACCGATGGGGCTTCGGCCATCGACAAAAAAACAGGGAAGGTTTCCCCCTGGGCTTCGAAGGTGGATTTGCTGAAGGATTCGAAAGGCCGGATCATTTACTGCCGATTCAATGCAGAAGCCACCGGGAAAAATTTCGATGCCATCCTGGCCAAATGCGGGAAGAAGAATCCTTGGCTGGCGGTGCTTCCGCAAAATTTGAAGGATGATGCTTATATGGAAAACGCCGTGGCCCTGGGCCGATCCTATGAAAAGCGATATGGGATTCCGCCGTGGTCATTGGGAAAGAAGCGGCCGGATCCTGTCCCGGATCCTGTCCCGGATCCCCAGCCTGATCCTGTCCCGGATGGGAATTCTTTTTCCAAATGGGAAATCTTTTGGGGGAATAATAAAAAAGTGATCTTGGCCGGAATTGGCATAATTGGCCTTGTCATCCTGGCCGCCATCATTTTATAATGGGGGAAGCATGAATAAATTCAAGATATTCATTTTGAAAATCACATCCAGGAAATTCCTTCTTTCCATCGCCCTTTTTGTGATGGCCCAATATCTGAAGCTTCATGGGAAGATCGGTGATTGGGCTTGGCTTGCCGCTTCCATTGTGGCCACCTTCGGATATTCGGCCTTGAAGCTTTATTTCGGATGGAAGGATAAAAGCGGGGCTTCCGATCCAGGCGGTGAAAAATGAATTATTTTCAATTGGTTGTTTTAGTGATTGGCGGGGCATCGGCCATCATCGGATCGGTGGCCATCATAACGGGGGCAATAGTGAAGGCAAAAGCAAAGGATATAAAGGATCCATGTGTAAAAGAATTCGATCATATAAAATCAAATATCCATGGCATAGAAAAAAATGCTTCTGAAAGGCATGATCGAATTATAAAAATGGAAATCAAATTCGAAGAAATAATAAATCGGATTGAAAAATTGGAAAGGGTGATTGAAGAAAATATCAAGCTCACCACCCAAATTTATATGGATATGCCAAAAAGGCTTGGCAATGGCCGATCATCCAAGCCAAGAAATTAGATCCCAAATATCTTGACAAATCCCCAGGGAATGCTTATAATCAATGCGTAGATGCATTGTATGCAATAAAGGGGGGAATCTATGGCCAAAAAAAGAAAACCAGCCTACGGGGCGAAAAACTGCCTTTTTTGTCAATCTGAATTCAAACCCACCACCGCATGGCAAAAATATTGCCGGAAGGAATGCCATGATCAGCATTGGCGGGGCCGCCGATCCCCGGTGGAAGCCCGGATCGATGCCCTGGAAGCTTCGGTGAATGCCCTTCGGAAGATCCTGGAAGATCTTCAAGCCAAATAGCGGGATCCCCACGGATCGGGGATTGTGGCCCTTTGTGGCATTTTGTGGGGGATAATTTATTTTCCCCCTTCCCCGGGGCCATTTGGCATCATCCTTGCCATAATCATCAAGAAAAAAAATAATAACTATTGACTTTAGCGAAATTTGCGTTATAATAGTTGTGATGGCAAATTCAAAACATTCCGAAAGGGGAAATCAAATGTTTCAAATGGCAAGGCCCTATTATTTTTTGGTGGCGGGGAAATTGGTGGATGAAGATGGCGATATCGTTTTCAAAGATATCAAATTTGAATCCGCCACCCAGGCGGAAAATTATCTTGTTGAAAATGATTTGCGGGGATCTGTGCGGGAAGAATTCCATTTTGGATGGTGATCAAATGATCAAGGCTAAAGCATTGGAAATCGTATGCGGCCGCTATAATGATGATTCCATTTTAAAAGAACAAGGGCCATTGGGCCGCTTCCTTTTTAAAATCAAGCCATATCCCGGCTTGAAGGGCGATGGGAAGATCATGCTGGATATGATCAAGGCCGCCCCGATCCTTTTGAATGCTTGCCGGGAAGCATTGGATTACTTGGAAGGCCAAATGGATGAAGCGGAAAAATTGGAGCATGAATTCGATGGCCATGAAATTTGTGATTGTCCGATTTGCGTTTTGCGGGATGCGATTAAAAAAGCGGAATGAACATGGAAAAAGAATTCAAAAAGGATCAAGTTTTGTCTGAAGGAAGAATTGAACCCCGCCAAGGGAAATGTGTTTTTTGCTTCAAGCATTATATTTGGCCAGCCAAGATCCGGCCGCTTTCCAAGGCCGTTTGCCCGAAATGTTTCCGGCCCCTTCATAGAACATCTTGTCTATTGAAGGGATATGAAACAATTATTTTGGAATCGATCCCGGAATATGTGGCGGCCGAAAGATGAAAGGCCATAGCAAAAAGCCCAGCCCGGGGGAAACCAGGGCCATCCGGCTTTGGCTTCAATCCTTGTCGGAAGCCAAGCTTGAAAAATATCGGGTGAAGGCGGAATCGCTGGGGATCACCCTGGAATGTTATGCTTGCCGCCAATGGAAAGTTTTTAAAAAAAATTCAATTGGGGGATTTTAAGATGTGGGAGAAAATAAAGGATTATGATATTTTGGGATGGGTGGAAGATGTTTTAATTGTCTTGATTATTGTGGCCTTCATCCTTATATGCAAATGGATTTATGCCGGATTCCCCAATGGATAAATATTTCACCAAAGATGATCAGGATGATTTTGAATTGGGGAATAAGGATGGCTTGGCCGGGAAGATGAATTCAAGAATGGCCAAAAGCATTTCAGCCTATATGTCCGGGTGGGAAGAAGGATCCGAAGCCCGGGCAAGATCGATCAGGGAAAAGCGGATCCAAAACATCACAAAGGCACGAAAATCAAAAAATAAAAAGGAAGGTGAAAAATGAGTGATGGAAGGAACATCCTTCCGGCCGAAATATCAGCGGCCGGATCGATGGTGATGGTGCGGAAGCCCGAAGCCATCTTGGCCGAAGCTTCGGAAGCCGCCAAGGCTTTAAAGAAGGTATTGACCGCCAAAGAAAATCCGGTGATCTTCAATGGCGAAAGATATCTGGAATTTGAAGATTGGCAAACCATGGGGAATTTTTATCATTGCATCGCCCGGATCACATGGACACGGCCTGTCCAATTCGGGGATGCCTTCGGCTTTGAAGCCGGGGCCGATGTGGTGGATTCCCAAACGGGCCAAATCATTTCATCCGCTGAAGCTATGTGCTTGAATGATGAAGAAAAATGGAGCAAGCGGGCGAAATATGAATGGCAATATGTTTTGAAGGATGGATCGAAGCAAGCTGAAGATCCCGGATCCGATCAGATCCAATGGATCCCGAATCCTTCCAAGCCCGGGAAGAAGATGCCCATGAAAGAAAAAGTGAAGGTGGGCGATGTGGCTGTGCCGCTTTTCCAGCTTCGATCCATGGCCCAAACCCGGGCCGGGGCCAAAGCCCTTCGGAATGTTTTCGCTTGGGTGGTGGTGCTGGCCGGATTCAAGCCTACTGTGGCCGAAGAATTGACAGGCCGGGAAGAAGGGCTTCAAGGTGATCGGGAAGCCCCCATCGAATCGGCCAAGGTGAAGGATCAGCCCCAGGCGGATCAGGCGGCCCCAGCGGCCCCGGCCCAGCCCAAGGGCGATTTATTCGGCAATCCCACGGCGGCCGCCCCGGCCCCGGCGGCGGATGATGTATTCACAAAGCTTGAAAAGGCTTTGGCGAATTATTGTGATGGCGATACCGAAGCCATGCAAGAAAAGCTGATGGCCCTAACATCCTTCGAAGAAATGAAGAAGGATGAAAATGGGAAATACACCAAAGAAAAAACCGGAAAGGTGATTCCCGGAAAGCGGTTTGTGAATGAGCTTCGGAAATCGAAAAGCGGCGGCCAAGCCTGGGCCGGATCCGCCCTTCGGAAGCTTGAAGAAGAATTGGCTGGGGAAAGGTAAAGGGGGGATCCTGGGGGCGGCGGCTTTCGGCCCCGCCCCTGGGATAAAAAAAATGAATCTGATCTATGATGAAATTTTAAAAGAATACCGCCTGGGATCCCGGCGGATCCCCAGGATCAGCGATTTCCTTTCCATGGTGCGGGATTATTCAGCCATCCCGGCCGATGTGCTGGCCTGGAAGCAAAAATATGGGACAGCATTGCATTATTATTTGGAATTGGTGGATCAGGGGAAATTTGAATCGGGCGATGAAAGATTATATCCCCACATCAAATCATGGATTGACTTGAAAAAAAAATATGGCTTCGATAAAATGGAAGGCAAGATCGAAGAAATAAATTATCATAAAATTTTGCTTTATGCTGGCCGCCCGGATCGGCGATATTATCAGGGCGGGAAGCTTCGGGCCGTGGTGGAAATCAAAACATCATTGCCATCCAAGATCACCGGGATCCAATTGGCCGCCCAGGCGGGAATGGAAATCACCGGGGCCGGAAGGGATGTGCTTTTGATCGAAGCTTGTTTCAATCGGGCGGGGGAAATCAAGGCGGATGATTCATTCAAATTCGCCCCGAATTGGAATGATTTCCTTTGCATAAGAAGATGTTTTAAAATAAAACAAGGAGAATAAAAAAATGAGCATTGGAAGAAATCCGCTTTTCGAATTCGAAGAAGCGAAGGAAGATGAAGCGGTGAAGCCGGAGTTTGTTTTAGTGAAGAAGGAAATGGATCCCGAAATCCATTCCGCCATCGCCAAGGCCACGGCCCTTTCGGTGGAAAGCTTTGAAGAAGATCAGGTGGCCACCATTTTCATCGGTGAAGCCAAGGCCATCTTCGAAAAGGCCGAAGCCCGAAGGGTGAAGATGAAAGCCCCGGCCCTGGAAACCTGCCGGGAAATCGATGCCTTCTTCAAGGAAATCACGGGGCCGATCACGGATGCCATCGATATCGTGAAAGGCAAGAAAAAGAAATGGTTTTTGGCCGAAGATGCCAAGCGGCAAAAGCTGGAAGCGGAAGTCCGGGCCAAGGCGGCGGAAGAAGAAAGGATCAAGCGGCAAAAGCTGGAAGCCCAGGCCAAGAAAGCGGAAGAAAAAGGGAATGAAGCCAAAGCGGAAGCCCTTCGGGAAGCGGCGGCCAATACATTCATTGCCCCGGAAATCCCCCAAGCGGTAGCCCCCAAAACATCTTATGCCAATGGTTTTTCATCCACCTATGCCGCCGATATCCGCCTGGAATTGCATGGCCAGGAAGAAGCGGCCAAGAAGGAAATCGCCCGGGCCGTGGCCGATGGGATCTTTCCCCATTATCTGATCAAGATCGATATGGCGGAAGCGAAGCGGCATTTCAAGAAAAACAAAACCGCCCTGGGGCCGATCCATGGCTTTATGATTTATCCTGATGCGAATGTGAAATCGGGGAAAGGAAGATGATCACCGAAAAGCAAAGGGTGATTGTATTTATCGCCGGGATCCTTCGGGCTGGGATCACTTGCCATTGTGATATTTTCCGCCGGATCCCCGGAATGAAGCCATCCACCGCTGAAAGGCGGCTTCGGGAAATCCGATCCGAATATTTATCTGATCCATCCGCAAGGAAATCAATATCGGATTTCGGATATGTGGCGAAGCCTGATCACATTTGGATTTTTTCCTTGGGCTTCAAGCGATACCTTCAATATTTGGCAAGGATAATTATCAGGGGTAAAGCGGTTTCATATTCCTTTTCAAAAAGGGGTGGGAAATGAAAAGGATCATAAATGAAGCTGATCGAAAAAGGGCGGTTTCATATTCTTTTTCAAAAAGGGATGTGGAAAGATTCCGCCGGATGGCCAAGATCTTGAATCAATCGGTTTCCCAAAGCTTGAATTTCTTGGCAAGGAAATTCCTGGAAGAAATCGGGAAAAAATAATTTGCCATTTATGACATATTGTGATATGATGCGGCCGATGGCATCAAGAGCATTCAAAACGAAATCCAGGGCCGGGGGGCCGCAAATCACCAATCCCCAAATCGGGAAGAAGAATTCCCGAAGGTCGATGATGCGGGCCATCCCCCCCGGCCCTTTTGCCTGATGGAGCAAATACAATGCCAAGAATAAGGACAATCAAGCCGGAATTTTGGAGTGATGGAAAGATCCTTCGGGCCAGGATCCCATCCAGATTATTCTTCATTGGCCTTTGGAATTTTTCTGATGATCATGGGGTGATGATTGAAGATCCAATTGAAATCAAAGCCAAGATCTTCCCGGCTGATAATTTGGATATTGAAGCGATGATCGATGAATTGGCTGGGCTTGGATTATTGATTCGATATGAAAAAAGCGGCCAAAAATATTTCATTGTGAAAAATTTCCTTGATCATCAAGTGATTGACAGGCCAAGGAAAACAAGCCTTCCGCTTCCCACAAAAGAAGATATTCAATTGAAATCAAGTGAAATCAATTTATCTTCGGAGAATGGAAAGGAAAGGAAAGGAAAGGAAAGGAAAGGAAAAGAGATTATCGGCGATGAATCGCCGCACGAATCGAAAGTTGAAAAACAAAAAAAGGAAATTGATGCTTTGGTGATAAAATATAAAAAAGCTTGGGTGGAAGGGCTTCCAAAATATTCATTGAAATATCCAGGCTTGGATCTTGCTTTCCAATGGCAAAATATCGAAGATTGGATCCGGCGGAAATTGACAAAAGCCCGGGATTCGGCCCAAGGGGATCTGAATCTTTTTTTCCAAAGGTGGTTGAATAAGGAAAAGCCTGATTTCCATCGCCGCCCAGGAATATCCCGGGGGGTTTCAATTGTTTCCGATGAAGATTTGAAGGCCATGGAAAAAACAAGGCGGGCTGATCGGATAAAAGATTTGATGAGATCGATCACATCACAAAAAGAATTGCTTTCATTTTATACTGAAGCAATGAATAACGGCGGATTGGATGCCCCTTCAATGAAAAAGATGGAATATCTTCCAGAGCAAATAAAGGATCTTGAAGATAAATTGGCTGAAGAAAAAACCGCCGCCATCGAAGCGGCCAAGGGGGGAGCATGAGTTATGAAATTGAAAAATGCCGTGATTGTATTTTTTTCGATCTGAAAGGAATTGACAAAAGAAAATTCGCCGCTTGTTGCATCAATCCGCCAAGATTGGAATTATCGCCCAGCGGCCAATGGCTTTCATCCAGGGCATTCACATCGGCGGATGCCCCAATGTGCTTGGCCGCCCGGGATGCGATGGCCGCCAATCGCCGCCGGGGTGAATGAATATGGAAGAATCGATCATCCAGGCTTTGGCCGAATCCTTTTTGCTTCGCCTGGGGATCCCATTTCTTCATTTAACCACGGCCATCAAGCGGCGGGTGGCGGGCCGCTTCTATACTTTCCCGGTGGAAGGCATGACGGGCTGGCCGGATCTTCTGATCTATCTTCCGAAAGGCCGCCATCTTATGATAGAATTGAAAACCGAATCCGGGAAGCTTTCAAATGCACAAAAAAATATTCATGCCCAATTGGAATCACTTGGGCATCAAGTTTTAATCATCCGATCTTTTGAAGAATTCAAAAAAATAATCAAAAAAGAAATGGGGGTGAAAAGATGAATATCAAAGAAATGGCCATCAATTTCGCCATCTTGGAAATCGGGAAAGGGGAAGAAGAAAAAAACAATTTCGGCCCGGATATCGAAAAATATCTGAATGGCTTGGCCGAACCGCCTTCCAATTGGTGCGCCGGATTTATTTCATGGTGCTATTTGAAGGCATCCGAAGAATTGGGGATCCTTCCGCCATTCAAATATTCACTTTCGGCCCGGGCCTTGATGAATCAATTCAAAGTGGGCGGGCCTGTTTTGAAAATCGTGGAAACCCCCGCCCCGGGGGATCTTGCCTTTTGGTGGCGGGGGGCCAGGAATTCATGGATGGGTCATGTGGGCATTGTGGAAAAGGTTGAAAATGATTTATTCTTCACCATCGAAGGGAATATTGGGATCTTCCCGGCATTGGTGAATCGATTTTATCACCCATTCACAAGCGAAAATCTTTTGGGCTTTGGCGGGATCAAGATCGATGGATAAATTTATCAGATCCATCAAGCGAAAGATCCACCGGGATATCCGGCGGGCTTTCAAGAAATGGAATCTTGGGGCGATAATCGCATTGATCACCATTTGCATTTTTCTTGAATTGAATCTTTTGATGGTGATCAAGAATGAAGCCGCCGCCAATCGCCGGGAAGATCTTCTTTCAAATGAAATGCTGGCCAGGAATTGGGAAATCAAGCGGGCCAGGATAATCAAGAAGGAAGCAGATATCATTTTCCAAAAGCTGGAAGCCACGAAAATTCAATTCCCCACCTGGGCCGCCATCGCCGAAGCGGTTTGGGGATATGCCCCGGAATTCAAGCTGGATCCAATGAAGGTGATGGCCATCATCGAAAGGGAATCTTATTTCGATCCCCAAGCCACATCATATCGGGATGGGATTGATGCTGATGGAAACCCCGTGAAGATCCCATTGGCCCGGGGGCTGATGCAAATCAATTTCAGCGTATGGAAAAAGAATCTGAAATTGGATGAATCCAGGATCCATGAAATCCGATATAATATCCGCCATGGAATGGGGATTTTGCGGCATTATATTGATTATTGTGGCGGCGATGAATCGAAAGCCCTTCTGATGTATTGGGCCGGATTCTTCCCGCCGGATGATTCATATTTGAAGCGGATCGAATCATCAAGATTCTTTCCGAAGGAAGGTGGAAGATAATGGCAAAGATTCATTATGAAGGCGAAATTGATATTGAATTCAAATGTGGATCTTGTTTTGAAGATCTTGAATTTATCGCCAGCGGAATAAGTATGGCCGCATCATCTGAAGAAGGGTGGTGGATGAAGGACAAAATGATGGGATTTGTAAAGCCATGCCAAAATTGCATAAACAGAAAGGCCACGGCGGCCATCGAAGCGGCTTTGAAAAAAGCGGGGGTGATAAAATGAATTCATTCGCATTTGAAGAATTCTTGAAGAATCTGAAGATCGATCCAGAAAAGATTTACACCCAAGAAGAAGCCGCCGCCCTATTGGGCCGGAAGCCCCGAACCCTTCGGAATTGGGTGGAAAATGGGCTGAAGGATCCCCGGGGGAATCGGAATGATGTGATCACCCTGGATTGTTTTCGGAAGGGCGGATCATCGGCCATCCTGGGGAAGCATTTGATCAATTTCATCACCCGGACACAAAAAAGAAAATGAAATTTTCAAAATGGTGGGATAAAAGCTGGAATCCGATCACGGGATGTTCACCGATTTCCGAAGGGTGCGAAAATTGTTGGGCGAAAAAGATGGTGGCCCGATTGAAAAAATTGCATGGCTTGGAGCCTTGCGAATTTGACAATGGCGGATATATTCAAAAAGCTATTATCAATTCGGATTTTTCAAAAATAAAATTTCACCCCGAAAGGCTGAAGGATCCTTTCCATTGGAAGAAGCCCAGGCGGATATTTGTTTCAATATTGGGTGATCTATTCCATGAAGATTCCCGATTTGAATTCATCGATAAAATCATTCCGATCATCCACCAAAACAGGAATCATATTTTTATGATCTTGACAAAGCGGGCCGCCCGGATGGCTGAATATTTCAATGGCTTGGCTTCGGCGATTCAAGGATCGGAAGCTTATGAAAGAATGTTTCGGCTTGGGCATTATACAGAAAAATTTTGCAATTCGGCCATGATTTATCGGAAGGGATATTCCTTGCCGAATCTTTGGCTTGGCATCACCGCTGAAAATCAGGCCCGGGCCGATGAAAGGATCCCGATCCTTCTTCAGATCCCGGCCGCCAAAAGATTTGTTTCAATAGAGCCGATGCTTGGGCCGATCAGGCTTTCCGGGAATTGCATCGATTACTTGGCGGGCTGGGGGGTGGATGTGATGGCGGATCGGAATGGGGATCCAGAACCTTTCCAAATGCAAACCGAAAAGCTTGATTGGGTGATTTGTGGGAAGGAAAATGGATCCCCGGCCGCCCATGTGAATCCTTTTGCGAAGGACATTTGCCGATCCCAGGGCGTGCAAAATTGCCACGAATGCCCGGATTATGAATGTGGGGATAATATGGTGGCTGGGATCCGGCCGATGGATTTTGATTGGGCCAGGGATCTTCGGGATCAATGCGGAAAAGCCGGGATCCCCTTCTTCTTCAAGAATGGCGAATTGGATGGCCGGATCTGGAATCAATTTCCGAAATGAAAATCGCCCGGGTTTTTCCATCCAAAACAAATTTCACCCCTGATGATGAAGCTTGTTTTTTCGGCCCGCCACCTGATCCCCGATTGGTGAATGTGAATATGGATTTTGATGAAATTCATATTTCCACCATCTTCACCTGGGATATTGAAAAGGCGAAAAGGCTTGGGCGGCAATGGGAAAGATTCGGGAAGATCATTCTTGGCGGCCCAGCCTTTGGGGATCCCGGCGGCGAATTCACCCCGGGGAAATTCTTGAAGCCCGGATATGTGATCACATCCAGGGGATGCCCCAATAAATGCTGGTATTGCTTTGTGCCGAAAAGGGAAGGATCGATCCGGGAATTGAAAATCCATGATGGGAATAATCTGATCGATAATAATCTTTTGGCTTGTGGGGAAAAACATATTGCCGATGTTTTCAAAATGCTTTCCGATAAAAGAAGAATAATTTTTGAAGGGTTTTATGCCGATCTTGTTTCCGATGAAATAGCTTTTGAAATTCGGAAATTAAAGGTGCGGGAAATCTGGATGGCCTATGATCGGCCGGGGGATCTTGAAAAGGTGGCCTTGGCCATGAAGCGGCTTGGGGTTGTCCCGAATCGGCGAATATATATTTATGTGCTGGCCGGATTTGAAAATGATTCGCTTGAAAAGGCGGAAGCCCGATGCTTGGAAATTGCCAAGCTGGGCGGATATCCTTTTATGATGCTTTATCAGCCCGAAAAGGAAATGAAATATTCCAAGGAATGGCGGCGGCTTCAAAGATTGTGGGCAAGGCCCGCCCTTTGGAAAACTTATATGAAGGGGAAAATATGATTTGCATCCTGGGCCACGAAAGCGAAAAGGTTTCCGAAGATCTTCACCCCGGGAAGGATTTCCCTTTTTGGGGGGTTTCCTTGCCGCCGATTCTTTCCATGAAATACCATTGCCCGGAATGTGAAATTTATTTTTATATTTGGGCGCATCCGCCGAAAGCGGAAAATATGGCAATGCCAAATGATCGAATCCATGGCATTATTGAAGCATAATGGAAAATTGGAAATTTACTGTAATTTCATTTTTCACCCCGAATTATTCCACCGGGGCCGCCCGCCTGGAAGCTTCATGCCGCCGCTTCGGGATCCCCAGCCAAATCATTCCATCCGCCTTCAGCGATACCACCCAAGCGGATTGGCGGCACAATACATTCGCCAAGGCCGCCTTTATCAGATCACAAATGGATCGGATCCCGGGGCCGCTGGTTTGGCTGGATGCCGATGCCGAAATCAAGCGGCCGCCTGTGCTTTTCAATGATCTTGCCGCCCTGGCCGAATGGCGGGGGCCAGCCCTGGCCGTCTATCCAAGCCGCCCTGGCCGGATCCGATCAGGCACAATTTGGCTTGCCAATGATGCCAATTCAAGAAGGGTGGTGGATGAATGGATGAAAATTAATATCGCCACCATCGCCGATCCGGGGCCGATGATGGATCCGAAAGAGCAAAAAAACCTTTGGGCCGCCCTGGAAAAGATGGGAATCACCAATGTATTAGCCGGGGGGGTGATTTACTATTTGCCTTTGGCATATTGCCGGATCAATAAATATTTCCGGGATGATCGGAATGAAATTGAATCCCCGGTGATTTTGCATTTTCAGAAATCAAGAGAATACAGGGGGAAAGTATGAATCCTATCTTGAAGAAGATTTTGATTTGGGCGGCCGTGGCCCTGGGGGTTTTACTGATGATCAATGCTTGGCTTTACAAGGTGGCATTGACAAAGGCCGAATTGGTGAACATCGAATTGAAGAAGCGGGCCGCCATCCTGGAAACCGAAAAGGCCGATATCATGGCCATCGGTGAAGCATTCGCCCGGGCCAAGGCCAAGGAAATCCAGGCCATCCAAGCTGCCGCCGATGAAAAAATGGCCCAGGCCGCCGCCATCAAATCGAAAACGGCCGGACAAATCTTCGCCATCCGATCCGAAAAGATCACCATCGAAGCCAAATATTCCAAGCTGGAAGATGATGCCTTGGCCAAGGTGGAAAAGATCAAGCTTCTGGAAGGGGCCAATATATCGCTTGTGCTTGAAATCAAGGAATGGGGAAAATTGGAAGATTCCCGGGTGGCCACCATCGCCAAGCTGAATGGCCTGATCGATGATCCCAAGAAGGGATATAAAGCCCTTTTGGCGGCATCCGTGGCCAATACCGAATCCATTTTGAAAGCCAATCGATCCTTCTGGAAGCGGATTTCGGTGGTGGCCGGATATGGAGTAAATGCCCGGGGCGATTGGGCTTTCCAATTGACCGCCGGAATTAAAGTGTTATAATGGCCGAAATAAATCAAGGGGGAAAAATGTTAGAAATGCCCGGATCCAAAATTTCATCGCCCAGGCCCGCCCAGCTTCCCAAAACACCGAAGAATCTGGAAATCAATGTTTCCCCGGCCGCCCAAAAGTATTTGGCCGATCTTCGGAAGCTTACTTTGGATATGACCAAATACACCATCATCCCCGCCATCACCATTCGGAAGCTTTATTTCCGGGTGGCCCTTGTGGGGATCCTGGGGATCGGAATCGGCCTGGGCTTGGGATGGCTTTTCTTCAAATGAAATCATTTGATTTCATTGCCCGCTTCTTCCTTTTCCTGGCCAAAAGAATTGAAACAAAGCGAAGGGGATTGATCAGGGTGATCAAGTGATTCAAAGGGAGAAAAAAGGAAAAGTGAAGCATGATTTGAATGGATCCGGCCCAAGGCTTCTTATTTTCGGATCCCGAACCCTTGGCGATGAAAGGGTGAAGAAGATTATTTTGGCGGCAGTAAATAAATATAAAGCGGCCGTCATTGTAACGGCGGGGGAACCTGGGGGGGCTTGTCAAGCGGCCCGGGAATTATGCCGGGAATTTTCAATCCCGCTTCATCTTTTTTATCTGAATTTCAAATATCTTCGGGGGGCTTATGAACACCGAAGCATTTTGTGTTTTAAAAATTGTGATCAGGCGATTTTTATCCATGATGGGAAAAGCAAAGGAACGGCCGGGGAAATCAAATTGGCCAAAAAAATGAAAATCAAATTCGATTATTTCAAATTGGATCCTTTGCCGATCAAGAAAAACAAGCTGAAAGATGAAGCTTGGGCAAAAAAAATGGGATATAGATTTATTGGGGGAATGGTATAAATGGGAAGGCATAGTAAAGCCAAAGGCGGATTGAATGATCGGCAAGCCCGCTTCATCAAAGAATATCTGATCGATCTGAATGGAAAACAAGCCGCCATTCGATCAGGATATTCGGAAAAAACTGCCGATTCAATGGCTTCAAGTCTATTGAAAAATCCAAAGGTGGCCGAAGCCCTGGCCGCCGCCCAAGTCAATCTTGAAAAGCGGGTGGATATCAATGCCGAAAAGATCATGCAAGAATTGGGCATCATCGGCTTTTCGGATATTCAAAACTATTTGAAGATCGATCCTGATACCGGGGCCATCACGGCCAAGAGCTTTGAAGAAATGCCGCCTGGGGCTTCCCGGGCCATCGAATCCATCAAAGAAGATCGGGTGATCAAGGAATCGGCTGATGGGAAATCCGTTACAGTTTATGACAAATTTTATTTCAAGCTTCATCCGAAGATCCCGGCCCTGGATTTGATTATGAAGAAATTGGGGATGCTGATCCAAAAACTGGATCTTTCCGGGAAGGTGGAATCCGGGCTTTCTTATGAAGAAGCCTTGAAGGTATTCCAGGCGGTTTCCAAAGGGGATCCGGCCGCATTGCCCCCGGGCCAGGGCATTGATGCGAAAGAAGGGAAATGATCACCGCTGATGAATTCGCCGATTTCATAAAATGTGAACGGGATATTTGCCATTTCGCTTTCAAGCATTGCAAAACGGAAAAGAAGCTTCGGGATGGAATGAGCATAAAAACCGAAATCGCCCCGCTTCCGCCATATCCATATTTGGCGGAAATGCTTCGATCCTTGAATGCCCCTGGGAATACCCTGGATGAAAAATCCCGCCAAATGATGTGGAGTTGGGCCGCCATGGTGGATTCGCTTCATGGCCTTTTATTCCGCCCGGGATATTCAGAAAAGATCATATCCAGGAAAGAAGATTTGGTGGATGATGGTGGGATCCGGGCCACCACCGATTCATTATTCGGCCGCCTTCAATTCACCTGGAATCATCTTCCTTCATATCTGAAAGCCCCATTGATTTTTAATAATTTGAAGATAGTGAATCCAGCAAGCGGCGGGCATATCAAAGGGGAATCCACAAATATCCGGGCTGGCCGTGGCGGGGTTTATGATAAAATCAAGGCCGATGAATGGGCCTATTGTGAAAATTCCGAATCGATCTTCGGCGGGCTTCATTCGGCTTGCCCAAATAATAAGAAATTTGGATCCACCCCGAATGGCAAGGGAAATAATTTCGCCCGGATCCGATTCGCCCCGGCCAATGAATCAGGATATCGGATCAATTCATGGCATTGGCGGCGGCATCCAGAAAAGAATGATGATTGGTTTGCCCGGGAAACCAAAGGCTTGACCAGGGAGCAAATCGCCCGGGAATATGAAATATCCTATGCCGGATCGGTGGAAGGGCAAGTGTATTATAATTTCGATCTTTCCCATGTGATCCATAAGGACTATGATCCGGCCCTTCCGCTTTTCACCGCCTGGGATTTCGGCTTGGCCGATCCCACGGCCATCATCTGGATCCAGGTGAATCCCAATGGGGAAATTTATATCATCGATGAATATGAAATGAATGAAGAAGAAGCCCCGCATTTTGCTTTGATTGTGAAGAATCGATATCCGAAATATGATCTTCACATCGGGGATCCGGCCGGGGCCGCCCGGGGGGTTTCCAAGAAATCCTGGATATCATGGCTTGGGGAATTGGGCTTGAAGGTGGTATATCCTTGGAAATGCGATTATGCCGAAAGGATCACGGCCACCCGGAAGATCATGCCCCGGCTTTATGTTTCCAAGAAATGTGTTTTATTCCAAGATCGGCTGGCCAATTATCGCTTCCCGGTGGATGCCACGGGATCACCCACAAGCGACAAGCCGATTCACAATTGGGCTTCCCACATGATCACGGCCCTTGAATTCTTTTCGGTTTATAAATATCCGCTGAAGAAAAACATGGTGCGGGTGGCATGATGAAGATCATTGAAGGAATCAAAATCTTTGATATAATCAATCCTTCGCCCGGGGAAGGAAGGGGGAAAAATGATAGATCTATTTGAAAGCAAGGTGGGGCGGGTGGTGCTGGAATCATATATGAAAGCCAAGGCATCGGCGGAAGCTTCCAGGAAATCGGATGCCAATGATCGGCTTTCGATCTATTTTGATTCATGGGGCGATATGCTGGAAGGGATCTTGGCTTCCCAATTTCATCCAAGCAATTACAAAAAGATCCGGCTGATGCGGAATACCACCCAAAACATTTTGAAAAAGGTGGTGGATGATATTTCGGTGATCTATAAAATCACCCCCAGGCGAAGCTTCGGCGAAAAGGGGAATGAAACCATTGAAAAGATCTATGCCGATTTGGCCATCGATGAATTTATGAAGAAGGTGAATCAATATGCCAATCTTTTGAATGATGTTTTGATCCGGGTGGGAGTGGATCGGGAAAAGAAGGCCATCACCCTTCACTTGAACACCCCGGCCAATACATCGATAATCCAGCGGGAAGATTATCCAGAAGAAGCCATGGCTGTTTTTTATGATGTGGAATATATCGATTCCCAATTCAAGACCGATAAAAAATCTGTTTTTTGGAGTGATGCAGAGCATTTTATTTTCGATGAAAAATTCAATATCTTTCCCCCGGCCGAAGATAATCCAAAAATGGTGAATCCTTTCGGCAAGCTTCCATTCGCCATCATTCATTTGAATCAGATCCCCGATAATTTTTGGAATCCCAAGGGCGGCCAAGATTTGGTGGATGGGACATTATTGACCGGATTCAAAAGGACATTGAAGGATTATATTTTCAAATTCCAATCCTTCAAGCAGATCTGGATCAGGGCGCAAAACACAAAGGACATTCCCCCGGAATTTCTTTCGGATCCATCTTCAAGCTTTTTGCTTGAAGGCGAAGGATCGGAAATCGGGGCTTTGGATTTAACGGCCAATTTTGAAGGCATGGATAAATCTTTGCAATCGGATATTAATGCTTTTCTTTCCACCTATGGCCTTTCGGTGGATATGTTTTCGGTTTCCCCTGATGAATCATCCGGGCGGGCATTGGTGATCAAGAATCGGGGGCTTCGGGAAATCCGGGAAAAGCAATTGCCCGCATTCCGGCGGCTGGAAGGTGATCTTTTTAACCTGATCCGGCTGGTATGGAATACCGAAAAATTGGGGCCGCTGATCCCGGAAGATCTTGAATTCAAGATCGATTTCGCTGAAATGGAAATGTTCATTGATCCGATGGAAAAGCGGAAGCAAGCCCAAAGCGATTTGAAAGATGGGCTGATTTCCCCGGCCCAATTTTATATGATCTTCAATCCCGATATCACCGATGAAGAAGCGGCCGAAAAAGCCATCACCGAAAATTTGGCCAAGCTGGGGAAGATCAAGGGCGGCGGCGGGATCTTCAATCTGCAAAACCTATTCGGTGGCGGGGGAATCAATGAAGCCGCCCAGGGCGAAGAAGAATAGGCCATGGGCCGGGATCATAAAATCAATTTCCTTTCCGATGTGATGAAGGATGGGGAATGGAATGGATCAAGATGCTTCATCATCGGCGGCGGCCCCAGCTTGGCGGGCTTTGATTTCGAATTGCTTCGGGGTGAAAAGTGCATCGCCATTAATAGATCAATTGAATTTGTGCCATGGGCGGATATAATGCTTTCAATCGATATCCGGCTTCATTCCTGGTATTCAAAGAAAAGGCGGCTGATGATGCCCGAATCCTTGAAGGCTTATGATAATTTCAAGGGGCTGAAGGTTTGGGCCATCGATCCTTTCCCGGCATTTTCGGATCCCATGGGCTGGGAAGATGTATATATCATCAAATTCCTTGGCAAGCATGGATTTTCCACATCGCTTTCCCGGGGGGTTTTTTGTGGGGGGAATTCGGGATATGCCGCTTTGAATCTTGCCGCCATCCTTGGGGCGAATCCGATTTGCCTTTTGGGATTCGATATGAAGAATCTTCCCAGCGGGAAAGCGAATTTTCATGGCGGATATCCGGCTTCATCTTCGGATCCAGAAATCCGGCATTGGCGGGAAAATTTCGAAAAGGTGGCCCCGGAATATTCAAATAGAAATATCAAGGTGATCAATCTGAATCCTGATTCGGCTTTGCAATGTTTTCAATTTGGGGTGATAGAAAAGAAGGGGGCCAAATGAAGCGGATCGATATCCTGATTCCCACAAGGAATCGCTTTAAAAAGCTGATGCGAATGATCAGAAGCATTCCGGCCCAGGCGGCCGGGGTGGATATCTGGATCAGGATCCTTTGCGATGGGGACAAGGAAACCTTTGATGCAATCGATATTTGGCGGCCGCTTCCACCCCTGGGAAATATTTTACTCACAATTTCAAGCGGCCATTCGGGATCGGTATGGCTTCGAAATATGGAAGCCCCTGGATGCCCGGATGCCATTATTTGGGCGGTGGATGATATGATCTTCAAGCCTGGGGCCATAGAGGCGGCAATCAAGGCCATGGCGGATCGATTCCCGGATGATGATGGGGTGATCGGATTCACCCAAGAAGGCCAAAAGCATTTCAATCCGGCCGGGGTGGGGCTGATGGGGAAGCCCTTCTTGGATCGATATCCTGGCCGCCGCCCATTTTATCCAGGATATTTTCTTTTTGCTTGCCAAGAAATCGAATGGCTGGGCCGGAAGCTGGGCAAATTCCATCTTTCCCCGGAAGCGGTGATCTATCATTTCCACCCGAATCATCATCAATCGGAAATGGATGCCACCCATGAAGAAGGGCGGCGGCGGCGGCAAATGGATCAAATGCTGAAGGATGGAAGGAAGGAAGCGGGCCTGATTTGGGGGAATAAATGATCATCGGGCAATATGTGAATGGCATTGGGAAATTTCATTTTAACTTGGATCAATTCGAAAAGATCTTCGGATATCCGATGATTGGAAGCTTCAATGTCAAAACCGATATCCCGATCACCAATTTCCAGGCCACCTTTGGGGTGGCTGATAAATTCAATCATATAAACGCCACGGGCGGGATATTGTTTTGGTTTGTGCGATTGAATTATAAATACATTGGCTGGGCTGTCCGGTGGGGCGGATCCAGGCAAAAGGAAACCACCTGGGAAATCATATCCAGGGAAGCATTCCCGGATGAATTGAAATCAGGGCCGATCATAATTGAAACCGCATCGGCCCGGGGGGAATTAAATTGAAAACCGATATCATTATCATTTCATTTCAAAATGCCCAAATAACCATCGATTGCTTTTCGGCATTGGCCAAATTTACCAATGATTTTCGGCTGATTTGGATCGACAATGGAAGCGAAGATGGGAAGCGAAAGCTGATGAATGATTTCCTGGATCTTGCCCCCTTCCCATCGAAGCGGATCTTCCTGGATGAAAATGAAGGATTTGTGAAGGCCGCCAATCGGGGGATCCGGGAATCGATGCGGGGGAATGCCGATCATTTGGTGCTGATGAATAATGATGTGGTGGTGGCGGATCCCGGGTGGCTGGATCGGATGATTGATTATCAGCTTGGCCACCCCCGGGCCGGGGTGATCGGATGCTTGACAAATACGGGGAATATTCAAAACTTTGAAAGATATCAGCGGATCACGGGATATGAATCGGGTGATCCGATGGAATATCATAATGCTTTGCCGCCGATGGTGCGGGAAATTGTTTCATCATGTGTCCCCTTTTCTTGTGTTTTATTGAATAAGAAAATGATCGAAAGGGTGGGGCTTCTGGATGAAGATTTTTCCCCGGGATATGGTGATGATGATGATTATTGTGATAGAGTAAGGCTGGCCGGATGGCGAACCTTGATCCTTCTGAATGTAATAGTTTATCACATTCACGGGGCCACATTCAAGGCGGCCTGGGATCAAGGGAAATTGGAAGCCATGAAGGCCCGGGGGCGGGCTTTATACTATGCCAAGAAAGATCAGCGAAGGGGGATCAGATGAATTCACATCTTTTGAATCAAATGATGGCGGCCACGCCGCTTCAAGATTTCGGGCAACGGCCCGCCGAATGGAAGATCTTCATGGAATTTATTTCATCTTATTTCCAGGCCCGGGGGATCGATCATCCCGTGGTGGTGGAAATCGGGATCTGGAAAGGGCATCAAAGGAAATTTTATGAAAGGATCCTGGGGGCGGAATATATCGGCATCGATCAGGATCCGAAAAGCCAAGCGGATATCATCGGCAATTCCAGGGATCCCCAAGTGAAGGCGGCTTTGCTTTCCAAGCTTTCCGGCCGCCGGATCGATCTTCTTTTCATCGATGGTGATCACACCTTGGAAGGGGTGGGGGCTGATTATGCTTCATTTGGCCCCCTTGTGAGGCACATCATCGCCATCCATGACATTGCCACGGATTGGATCCCGGAAGAAAAAGAAAAAGTGAAGGTGAAGGAATTTTGGAATTGGATCAAGGCCACCGATCAAGAAAATATCCTGATGGAAATCCACAATTTCAATCCACCGGGATCAGGCCAATTCCAATTCGGAAACCTGGGCCGCCAAATGGGGATCGGCATGGTGATTGCCAATGGATGATATTCAAATCAAAAGGCAATACCCGAAGCAATGGGCCGCCATGGAAAGATTGCTTGATAATGGATCCATGAAAACGGCGGGCGAAGAAAAACTTGAAGCCTTCCCGGATCGGGTGAATGTGGCCATTCCCACCCTGGGGCTTCGGCCGGAAATCACCGATGCCATTGATTGCCTTTTGGCCCAAACCCATGAAAATATTCGGATCTTCATCCTGATCCAGAAAAACATGGAAGAATTCGGGCGGCTTCGGGATCTTTATAATGGTGATCCCCGGATCGAAATCATCTTTGAACCGGAAAGGATCGGATGGGTGGAAGCCATCAATCGAATCGCCCAAAACAGGGGCCACCTTTTTGCCCTGGCCGATGATGTGGCCATGGCCCGGGATGCGGTTTCAATTCTTGTTTCCAAGATGAATCAGCTTTTCCCGGATGGTGATGGGGTTTTATGCCCAGCATTGACAAATACTATTCACAAAAAAAAGGAAGGCTGGGCCGGGGCTTTCCCTTTCATCGGGAATGGATTCATTGATCGATTCCCGGGGCGGCGGCCAATATGCCCTGATTTCATCGCTTATGGTGGCGATGTGGAATTGCCGGAATTCGCTCTTTCGATCAATCGGTGCTTTCGGATCCCGGAAGCGAAGCTGATCCATTTCGAAAGGCGGGCATTCAAGATCGATTCCACCGCCAATATTACAAGGGAAGCGGGGCTTCCTGATATCGAAAAATATTTCATCCGCCAAAGCAAAGGATTTCTTTGGGGAAAGAATTTCGATCTATTGGATGCCCCCAGGCCATTTTTAACTGTATTGACAAGATGCCATCCCCAGCGGCCGAAATGCCTGGAAAGGAATGTGGCCTGTATTGCTTCGCTTGGCGATGGGATCCAGCATCTTCTTCTTCGGCCCGTGAAGGAACCAAACAAGGCCACGGCCAGGGAAAATGCCGTGGCGGTGGGGCCGCTGATCCACCTTGCCGCCCCGCACATCCAAGGCGAATGGGTGATGCAATTGGATGATGATGATATCCTGGCCACCCCATTTTTCTTGAAGATCATCAAAAAGGAAATTGCCAAGGATCATCGAATTGATATGTTCATTTTCAAATGTGATCTTGGCGGCCGGATCCTTCCGCCCCTGGGGGATTGGCATCGCCGGGAATTGAAGCTTGCCAATATCGCTGGGCCGAATATCATGGTGAAAAAGGAAATTTATGATCAGGCTTCGGCGGAATGGCTTCGCCCCGTCTATGAATCGGATTTTTATTACATCGAAAAATGTTATAGAATAGCCAAGCGGCCGAAATGGCTTGACATTATCGGCACGAAATCCCAGGGGGAAGCTCCAAATAATGTGGGGGCCGGGGAAGAAAAGATCAAGATCAGGGGGGCCAAATGCGGGAAGTGATCCGGGGATATCGATTGAAGATTCGGAAGATGGAAGAAGAAGCCAAGGCCGAAATCGAAAAAGCTTTCGGATCACCCACCTTGGATCCAATCGAATTGACAAAAAGGAATCAAGCCATTGTGGGGATCCTGGCCGCCAAGATGAAGGAAGCCTTGGCGGAAGGGGGGAAATTTGGGAAATTCATTGCAAAAAAAACTTGAAGGGGAATTGGCCATCTTCGCCGCCCGCCTGGAAAGCGGCCAAAAGATAATGATGGAAAAATATCGGATCAAAGCCCTTTCGATGCAATTCCGGGGGGCCGCCGCCGATTTAATCAAGGCTTATTTCCAGGAAGATTCCGGCCGGATGGAATGGGAAGCCATGAAGAAAGAAGCGATGAAGGCCGCCGGATCCACCATCGGGCGGGCCGCTGATTTCGGATATTATTTGGGATTCGCCTATGGCAAAAGAAAAGGTTGAATTCGATTTCGAAGCTGATTCCGGCTTCATGGAATTGGCCGAAGATCTGGATGAATATGATTGGGAATGGATCGATATGGGTGATGGGAATGTATGCCCGGATTGCATCAAATGGGCTTCCCTTCCCCCGGCCAAATTTTCCGAATGGATCCAAAATCGGGCCGAACCTGGGCGGGGTGAATCCTTTTGTGGCGATTCTTGCCGATGCCTTTTGGCCCCGGCCGATCTGATCAAATCCAATCCTGATCTGAAGGAAGGCGGGAAGATCACCATCAAGGATCCTGGGGAATATGATCCAGATCCAAAAACCGATTATAAAATCTTTGAAGAATTGGATGCCGAAATCTTGGAATATAAAGTGAAATCCGGCGGGATGAAATTGCCTGATGAATTTTATCAGATCAAGGATGCCCAGGGCCGGATCGATTTCTTGAAGGGCTTCAGCCCGGGCGGGATCCCGAATCCGCCGCCCCCGGCCCCCAAGCCCGCCCCGCCGCCCGAACCCGTGGCCAAGGAAATCACCCAAGATCAAATCGAAGCGGAAGCGAAGGTGAAATTGAAAGCCGCATTGGCGAAATTGGAAAAATTAAAATCCACATCCGAATTGGAAGCTTGGGCGAAAGAAAACACATCAATTGAAACATTCAGAAGCTTCAAGGCAAAGGCTTTTAATGGATTGCCGATTAAAAATGTGAAAGCCGCCTTGGCCCGGGTGGCCGAATTGGATTCCGATTGGGTGATAAGGAATAACCGGGGCGGGAAAATCCATTTCGGGGATGCAGAAAAAAGGCGGGGGGTTTATGCTTCGGCATCAGAGCATGGGATAAATATCGCAAAATCCACCTTACGGAATATGAAGGAAGTGGAAGAAAGCTTCGCCTATTGCATCAAAACGGGCTTTCATCCCCAAGGCGAAGGATCGGCCCTAAAAATGATTATCGATCACGAATTCGCCCATACCCTTACCCAATATAATTTCAAGCAAAGATTTTCCGGCGGGATTTATTATGAATTCGATGCCATCAAAACAAAATACAATGAATGGTTAAAAGAAGCTTCATCGAAAATAAAAAATCAGGTGGAAGCCCTTCGCCAAGCAAGATTAAAGGCATTCCAGGATTTTAATACCAAAACATCAAAGCCGGAAATGACCGATCCCGAATTCAAAAAGCTTCATCTTGAATATCAAGAATTTGAATCGAATGTGATGGCGAAAATAAAAGAATTAGAAAAGGGGATTCATCATCACAAAAATTATATTTCAGGATATGCTGATAGTAATGTGGCCGAATTCACGGCCGAAGCTTTTTCAAAATATTTGAATAATTCGGATCCCGGCGAATTTTCAAAAATGGTTTATGATTTGATGAAAAGGGAATATGGGAAGAATTGAAGGGGGTGAAAAATGATCGGTGAAAGGCCAGCTTGTTTTGATTGCTTATGGTTTAAAGCCGATGATCATTCCGGGCTGAAATGCAAAGCTTTCCCGAAGGGGATCCCGGAAGATATCCTGATGGGCGAACCCCACAATGAAATCCGCCCCGATCAGGAAGGCAATTTTATTTATGTGGGGCCGGATCCCAAGAAGGATTGATGGCCACCGGGGCAAGGTTTTCACTTCGGGCCGATCAATGGCGGGCTGTGGCCAATACCATGCTTCAGAAGCTTCAAGAAGGGGATTCCAGCATTTCAAAGGGCATCGCCGATATCGCCATCGATGGAATTGTGAAGCGAACCCGGGGCGGCCTGGATATCGCCGGGGTGAATTTCAAGCCCTATTCGGAAGCCTATGCCAAAAAGAAGAAAGGGGCAAGGCCAAACCTTGTGGCTTCCGGGGCGATGATTTCCCGGGAAGGCTTTGAATTTGAAGTTTTAAAGAAGGAAAATCGGATCATCATTCGGATCTATGTGCCATCGAAATCACATGGGAAGGTGGATCAATACACCTTGGCATCCGTTCATAATTTCGGAATGCGAAGCGGCCGGGGGATGGGCTTCGCCATGCCCAAGCGGGAATTCATGGGGCTTGATCAAAAGATTATCGATGCAATAAATGAATTCACCAAAGAGCAATGGCGGGATATTTTCCGGGGGCTGAAATAGGCGATTTGCCGAAAGCGGCAAATTTGGCATTGCACAAATCATTTTTTGATATTATATCTTCCATTGAAATTGAATCATTTGATCAAGGGAGGAAAACTTATGGCGAATGAAGATCTTGGCAAAGGAAAGAATGGCGATGGCCAGGATGGCCAGGGCCAGGGATCCCAGGGGGATCACCAAGCCGGGAAACCCGCCGGGGGCGGGATCGGTGAAGGCAAGCCGGAAGGCGATGCCGGGAAAGGTGAAGGCAAATCGGTTTCTTATGATTCCTTCCAGGAATTGCTAAAGGAAAAGAAGGCGGCCCAGCGGAAGTTGGCCGAATTCGAATCAAAGGCGAAGGCCGAATCCGATCAGAAATTGATCGAAGATGGCAAACTGAAGGAATTATATGAAGGCGAAAAAGCGGCAAGGCTGAAAGCCCTGGATCGGGTGAAGATGGCCGAATTGAAAGCCGCCGCCACGAAAAGCGGAATGATCGATCCCGATTATTTGAAGATCCTGATCGATCAGGTGGAATTTGATGCCGATGGGATCCCCCAAAATGTGGATTCCTTCTTCGATTCCTTGAAGGAAAAGAAGCCGCATCTTTTCGCCCAAGAAATCCCGCCCGCCCCGGGCCACGCAAACGCCGGGGGCAAGCCCTGGAAGCCGGGAAGCCAATACACCGAAAAGCAAATCGCCGCCATGAGCAATGAAGAATTCTTGAAGGTTTTTCCCGATATCCAAGATCAAATGAAGCAAGGAAAAATCACTTAAAAAGAGGTAAAAAAACATGGCAATCACTTTTATCCCCACAATTTGGAGCAAGTTCATTCAAGCCACCCTGGACAAATTCCTGGTAGCGGACAAGATCTGCAATCGGAATTTCGAAGGCGAAATCAAGATCGGCAATTCGCTGAAGATCTTCAATCCCGGCGATATCACCATCCGGGATTATACGAAAAACACCGATATCGCCACCGCTGAAGTTACCACGGAAACCATCGACACCCTGACAATCGATCAGCAGAAATATTTCCATTTCTTCCTGGATGGGGTGGACATTCAGCAAGTCCCGGTAAATCTGCAAAATGCTTATTTCCAGCGGGCGATTTACGGGATCCGGGATGTGATCGATCAATTCATCCTGGGGAAATATGTGGATGTGGCTGTGGCCAATACCTATTCGCCCACCGATGCCCTTTCATCCAGCAATGTTTATGCCTTCTTCGCCCGCCTTCAGCGGCTTCTGAATGATTCAAAAGTCCCGATGGCCAATCGCTTTGCTGTGATCGATGGCTGGATCCTGGAAATAATCAATCAGTATTTGGCCGCCAAGAATACCAGCCTGGGCGATAATGCTACCACGAATGGTTATCTTGGCCCCTTCGCCGGATTCGCCATCTTCCTTTCATCCAATGTGCCTGTTACCGATGAAGATATGGGCGGAAGCGGATCCACCCAGGAAGTCCACAATGTTTTGGCTGGCGTGCCGGATGGCATCACCTTTGCCAATCAGATCCCCTTGGAAGGCCCGGGCCGCTTGAAGGTCTATGAACCCGAATTGAAATTCGGAACGGCCTGCAAGGGCTTGACCGTCTATGGTGCGGAAATGGTTCAATCCGGCAAGCTGAATGCCCTGGGCAAAGCCTGGAAGGTCGATTAATAGTGGCCGAACCAATCATCATCGGGGGTGAATCATGGTGAAAAGTCCAATGATTGAAATTGTGAATCTGGAAGGGCGGCGGGTGATTGTCCCGAAGCATATTTGGGAAAACGGGATGAAGAAAAGCCCCCGGTGGAAGATCTATATTTCGCCCGCCCCGGTGGGGCCGCCCCCGGGCGGGGCCGCCGTGATCACCCTGGGGCTGGAAAAGGCGGCGGCTGATGCCGCCAAGGCCGCCAAAAAGAAAGCGGAAGCCGAAGCCCTGGCCGCCGCCGAAGCCCAGGCCAAAGCTGAAGCCGAAGCCAAAGCCCAGGCCAAAGCCGCCAAGGCCGGGAAGAAGAAAAAGAAATGAATTCCGCCCGGATGCTGGTTTCCGAATCCCGATTCGGGGCAAGCTTCATTCCCCAAATTGAAATTTATGAAGATGGGGCCATTGTGGCCCCTTCTTCAGCTTTGATTTCCCTTTATTCCCCTGATGATTCATTGGTGGTGGATTCCCGGGTAGCGGCAATAAATGAAACCACCAAAAGGATATCGGCCACCTTTACGGGCGGGGCCGATGGGGAAATCGATTCCATGGCCGAAAATTGGCGGCTGGTGGTGGATTATGAAATCGGATCCATCGCCGATCAGGCCAATTTCCTTTTCGATTGTTGCAAAATCATCTTGGAAAATACTGTGGTGGATGCCGATCTTTTGAAGCTTCATCCGAATTTGGCGGAAGATCGATTCGCTGATCAGGATAATTTTTCCCCGCAAATCGAAAGGGCATTTGAAGATATAAAAAGAGTGCTGAAGGAAAGGGGCCGCCGCCCAAGCCTTTTGGTGGATGCAAGCCAAATTCGGGATTTGACAATCACCCATGCCCTTGAATTGATCTTCTTCGATTTCGCAAAAACCACCGAAGATATTTGGTGGAATCGGTATTTGAAAAAGGCCGCCCAATATTCGGCGGAATTGGAATCGCTGAATTTGAAATATGATTCCGATGAAACCGGATCAATAGATGAAATGATCCGATTCGGAACAAGGTCAATTGTCCGATGAACAGCGATTTCAGAAATTATATTGAAGCGATAATCAATGCCTTGGAAGGGCTTGGATATTCGCTTTCAAATGATTTCTTTGATTTTAATTCCGCCCCATCATCGAAGATGAATAAGCTTTTTCGCCTTGAAGCCGGAACGGAAGATATCCTTGAAATTAGCGGCGGGCGGGTTGAAAAAAGAAAATTGGTGGATGCTTGGGTGGCATTCAAGATCACGGCGGCCGGGGATCGGAAGGAATCAGTATTGGATTCCTTCGATGCCATTGAAGCCATTGAAGATCGGCTAATGGAATCATCCATCGAAATCCCCGGTATTGTAGCCAATGCCATGATTTCAAAAATCTTTGATAATTTTTTGGTTGTCAAGATCAGCTTGAATTTCACATATTGGAGGGATTTATAATGGCCAGGAAAAAACGGGCATTTGCCGAATCATCGGGCAAGCCGATGGAAGGGATCATCATCAAAACGCCACCCCCGGGCCGGAAGCTGATCAGGGTGGATGATGTGGAAAGCAAATCTGAAAAAATTTTCTATCACCCCCGCAAAGGGTGGATCAAAGGAAGGTGAAAAATGTCTTTATTTAAAAGGGAAAATGGAATAGGCTTGGCGAAGGCTTCCGCCTGGGGAACCCCTGTTATTCCCGGGGCCGGAGAAGGGATCTTTGTGATCACCCACACCCCGCCGAAAGGCGATGTGAATTTGGTGGATAATTCGGATGAATTCGATCACGATATGGCCACGGCGGTTTATCCGATGGAATATCCAGAAGCTTCCGGCTCTATGTCGGCCCGCTTCTATTTCGAAGGGCTGGAAAGGATCCTGGCCGCCTTCTTCGGATATTACAATGAAGGAACCCCGCCGGAATCGGGGGTGGTGAGGCATGAATTCCGCTGGAATCCCGTGATCGGATCCATCTTCTTTTCCATCGGCTGGGATGAAGGGAGTGAAGTCAAGCTTGTGCCATCGGCCAAGATCAAATCCGGGAAAATATATTTCGATTCCGGGGCCAAGATCGATTTGAATTATGGCGGCACAAAAGTTACACCGGAATCCGATTCCAGCGGATCCCTTGGATTGACATATCCTTCCACCGGGAAAGGGATATTCAAGCTTCTTCACACTACCATTTGGGCCAATGCCCAGGCCGGGGCTGATTTCGCTGATGGGGATAAATTATTCCCGAATGGAATCGCCATTGAACCCATCCGGGGATATCAGGCTTTGCCCGTGGTGGCCGGGGCTGATGCCATCGGTGAACACCTGGAATCAGATACACCCGAATTCCTGATCACCTTGAATTTCCCCAAGAAGGATTCCACCAATGAAGCTTTCATTTCGGATTATCAGCTTGGCAATCTGAAAAAGCTTCGGATAAAAATGGAAGGCCCAGCCATCACCGGGAAAACATCCAAATACACTTTTTTCATTGAAATCCCGATGGCCATGATTGTCGAAGCCCCGGAATATTCCCAGGATTCGCCGGAGCCTGTTACTGTAAAATTAAAGGCCATGCGGCCCGCCGCCGCCCCCACGGGCATGACCGAATTGCTTCCTTGGGCTTATATGCTGAATGAAATCACGGCCTTGACCGGATATCCGGCCGCTTCGGTATAAGGGGGGGATCAATGCCGCTGAATATCGGGAATGTGATGAAGGCGATGGATGATGGCAAATGGATCCATATCCGAAACAAGGTGGGGGAATTCAGCTTGAAGATCAAGCAAATGCTTCCCGGGGAAGTTTTCGCTTATCGGAAAAAAATGAGGGAAGCGGAAGGCAATGGCCAATCCATGGATATTGGAATCTTCCAAATCATCGCCGATCACATTGTGGATTGGAAGCATTTCCTGGATGCGGAAGGCAATGAGCTTCCCTTCAATCAGGATCTTTTGCAAAATGAAAAATTTGTCGGGGCTTTGATGAATCTTTCGGCCCCGGATCTTCCCATGGATGCGGGTGGTGCTGGCCCAAAAGATGGCGGATTGCTTTTTTCCTTCCTGTCGAAAATAATGGCGAGATCTGATGCCTTTGTGGGGGAGGAAAAAGAAACCGATTTTTTGGGGCATATTTAGAAGGGTGGGAAATTTGGTGGCGGGAATGGGATAATGAACGCCGCCAAGAATATTCCCAGCATCTTTCGCCGCTTGATCATCTTTGCATCCGCCTATATAATGAAATTTGCAATGATACCAATATCCAATCCGGGGCCATCATGGATCTTTTAAGCTTGGCTGGGGTGGAAGGATATGAAATGAAATCGAAGATCTTGAAAAGCTTCGATGATATCCGGGCCACCCAGGCCAGGATCGAAAGGGAAAAAGCAAAGGAACGGGCCGCCGCCCGGGGGAAAGGGAAAAAATAAATGGCCATCAAGCTTGATCTTTTAATCGAATTGGATTCGAAAGGGGCCGTGGCCGGGGTGAAGGCTTTAAATTCGGAAATCGGTAAAACAGAGAAAACCACAAATCAGGCGGAAAAAGGAACAGAAGGGCTTTTTGGATCCATTTTCAAAGGGGTTACAATTGCCAATTTGGCCACGAAAGGGATGGATTTCTTGGGCAAAGAATTTTCATCCTGTTTCACCGAAGCGATGAATGCGGAAAGGATCCAAAGCCGATTAAATACCACCTTGAAACAGCATGGCGAAAGTGTTGAATATGCCGGGGCTTTATGGGAAGATTTTGCGATGCAAATGGCGGGGGCCACCGGAACAGAAGATGATCAGGTAAAATCGCTTGTGGCCCTGGCCTTCAATTTGGGAATCGCATCGGAAAAGGTCGATGATGTAGTGAGGGGGGCAATCGGGTTAACTGAAATTTTCGGCGGATCCCTTGAATCAAATACCGAAGCGGTTTCCCGGGCATACCAGGGGAATTGGCGGCAAATTGATATGATGATCCCCGAAATTAAAAAGCTTTCCACCGAAAGCGAAAAAATGGCCGCCCTTCAGCAAAAGATGGCCGATGGATTTGATGCTTCATCGGATGCCATGAAATCGGCCACCGGGGCGATTATCCTGGCCAAGAATGATTGGAATAATTTTAAAGAATCGGTGGGGAATGCTTTTTTGACTTTGTTTTCAGCGGCGAAAAAATTTAGTGATTTTGTAACCAATCAAGGATATCTTTATAAAAGATTGAAAGCCTTGCATGATCAAGAAATAGTCAATTTGGAAGTTGAAGCGGCCACCCATAAAAAATATATGGATATTGTCTTGGAAGAAGATCCATCGGAAGATTTTGCGGCTGGTGCTTTGGCCCGGGCGGAAGCCATCCGGCAATTATCCGAAAAAATGGAAGATGCGGCCACCAAATCGAAGGCTTGGGCTGAAGCCCATAAGCCCCTTCAATTCGGAATGGATTCCTTGTGGAAGCGGATGGATCTGATGCCTGGGGCTTTGGAGCAAGGTGAAACCGCCGGGGAAGCTTGGGTGGCCCAATTGAAAAAGATGGAAGAAGAATCCTTGGCGGCGGAAGAAAGCCATCGGGCCTTGATGGAAGCTTTGGATCAAAAGAATTTTGATGCCGCCATCAATGGCTTCATGGATCTTGCCGATGTGATAGGATCCTTGAACGGGCCATTCGGGGATGTTATTGGATTTTCAACGCAAATGGTGGGATCATTCAATCAAATGAAATCGGCCGCCAATTTTGGGGAAATGCTTTCCGGGATTTCCGGGGTGGTGGGGGGAATAATTGGGGTGGCCAAAGTCATTGGATCCCTTTTCCCGGATGCAGTAAAAAAAGCAATTGAAGCCCAAAATGAATGGATGGATCTGGATGATGAATTTGTGGAAAAAATAAAAAAGGTGGCAATGGAAATCGCATCCACCACCGAAGAAATGAAGAAATTTGGTGATGCTGGAAATTATATCACCAATATCATCCAAAAGGGCATCGCCAAATCTTATGATGTAGTTCATTGGGCCACATCGAAAATGCTTGATGAAATAATCAGGGGAACGGATATCACCCTGGAAGGCTTTGACAATTTTGCAATCCGTGTCCGGGAAATCCTGGCCGATTATGATGAAGGCATGGCAACGGCGGTTGAAATCCAAAGGGAAATCGGGGATTCATTTGAAGCCTTGATGGAAAAGGCCATTGAATTAGGGACGGAAGGCTCCAATTCCCTTATAACACTTTTCGAAGATTTGGCTGGCCGTGGCTTGAATGTGGCGGAAGTGAATAAATATATCAATGAACAGCTTCAAGCTGGCCTGGAAGGATATAAGAAATATCTGGAAGGGGATTTTTCCACCGCCACCATCGGGGTTTATGAATCGCTTTTGGCTTATGAAAAAAAGGTGGAAGAAAATCAAGCATTGGTGAACGGGATCCAGGGGATCACCCAAGCTTTGATCGGGCTTTCGAATACCACAAGATTGACCGAAGAAGAATTTGACAAATTCGAAATGGCGGCGGATGATGCCTTCAGTAAATTGATCGATCAGGGATTCACTTCCCGGGAAGCTTTAACACAATTGGCCCCGATGCTGGCCAGGATGGCATTCCTTCAAAGCGAATACGGGTTGACAATAGATGCTTCCACCCAAGCTTTGATCGATAAAGCCAAGGCGGAAAATATAAATCTTGAAAATTATAAATCG